CACCCACCCCATATGTAGTATGTGCTTGCGCACTGAGGGGCCCACCCACCCCGCCAATAGAGGTACCATGTCAGATTCTGAGCTAGAAAGTCATGACCCCCACCCCACCCGGATTCTGTCAGATAGGGATCCTATATGTTGATATATAGTTTGATTTGTAAATAGATATGGGCTAAAATCGTTTTCACTTTGTTTGAAACAAAAAGGTGCAAAATTTTTTAGAAAATTTTTTCAAATGCTAACTCCAGAACAGGTACAACAGTTACCACCAGATACTAGAAAAGAATATTTAAAGACTATGCTTCTCCTTGAAGAAAAGAAAGGTGAGCAAAAGATCCGCGACGACTTCTTAAGTTTTGTAAAACACATGTGGCCAGATTTTATAGAAGGCAAACATCATAAAATTATGGCGGACAAATTTAACAAAGTTGCTAATGGTGACATAAAACGTTTAATCATTAACATGGCGCCGCGGCACACGAAGAGTGAATTTGCATCTAACTTCCTGCCTGCATGGATGATTGGCAACAATCCAAAATTAAAAATAATCCAAGCCACGAACAACGCTGAGTTAGCCGTGAGGTTTGGTCGTAAGGCTAAGGGTCTTATGGA